ACTTCAGCATATTAAAGAGCCCGGTGGCTGATCGTTCTAGAAACGATATGTAGGCCTGCTGAATGGGACTATTAAATACAAGAGCCTGCGCTTGTAAGAACGCCATAGCAGTGCCCGATTCTACACCAGTCGGGGGTTGTCCGCGGAGAATAGACGGCAAGCCGCTCAATTTCTCCATTTGTCCTTCTAGAATCTCAAGGAACTTAAACACTTCCGCGGGCGTCTTACAAAGTTCGAGCCCCATCGGAACGCCATTCTTCATGTTCGTCTTGATGAAATTCAAGCCCTCAATCACTTGCTCAGGTTTCGTCTGTGTGGATTCATCCACGACGATGTTCTGAATTGCGAAGGCTTGTTGATTTGTTACGATAACACTAAGCGTCTTATCGTAGGCGTATTGCAGCTTGACTAACGAAGTCATGATGGTGGCGCCAAAATTGTTAAACGGCATGACATCCGGCAGCATCGGATATAGCGGGATTTCATCGTACGGAAGAGCCGTATCTAGAATCCAGGTTTCAGCATCTATGTATTGAACAAGACGCCCTTTCGGACAAGCTGCAGTTTTCCCGTGAATAAATGTGTACACAGGAATTAAATCAGAATTGGACGTTTGAGCATCTACGATATGGCCAAAGCGGAAGCGTTGCAGAGTGGTCGGTAAAGACAAACCTTTAAGCTCATCTTCTAAATCTGGACGCTGAGCTATAAGATCCCATTTATTAAGATACTCGCGCACGATATACCAGTCATTAGCAATATCCATCCGAGTATAATCACGGATAACATCCATGGGGCCAAGGACTGAAAACTGGGCGTCTCCTTCTTTTACTGGGATTTCCTTGCCGCTTGGGTCTTGCATGACATCTGTGATCTCGCCGATGTCTGCGTTCCACTTCTCATAAAGCCAGCCCTCACCGGTTACTAAACCGTAAACGAGTCCAGTCTTATAGTGGTCTTCCAGATGTTTGGCCTTGAGATAATAGTTACAGACGGCGTTGAAGACGATGTCCTGAGACATGGACTTATGGTCATCATTAATGGCTTCTGGCTGAAAATCAGGGCGCTGGTTGGCGATAGTGCTAACCAAGCCGGTGACGATAGAACGGTAAATGTTTGATTCAATAAGCTTATATTGTCCACGGTCGCCCCCGAAGCGGATACCGATCTTCATATCGGACCGCATCCACATTTCCCAGTTTGTCCGCCAAGTGGTCAACTTCCCGGTTCTAAGGACGTAATCCTGGTAGTCATTGACCCGACGCTCGCATTCTTCGAGCAGGTCTTCTACGGGGAGGTTGGCAAAATACATCTCGTCTTGATGACCGAATGTCTTTGAATTCATCGAGCCTGAAGCCATTTAATCTCCCTTGCTAAATCTAGTCGTAACTTTGATCGTGCTCTTTAACGTTATAATCTTGCGTCATTGCTGTATCAAGCCCAGCCCCTATGATCTCGCCGGTTTGGGCTTTATCCCCTTCCAATGTCCTTTTTGGGATGAAAGTGTTCTCTTCATTATGTCTATACTCTGGAGGAAGCGGGTTTGTCACCATGTCCACGCTACGGACAAAGTACATGGCTGCCGCGAAACCGTCGTAGTGGCCGTACGCCTTGGACCGAGAAAATTCCTTGCCTCTGGCGCCGCCCTTGGTCTTTGTCCACACCCCGTTGCGCATACAACCAATTAGTTGCGTACATCTGGGGCTAGCTGTAACCCTACGATCTTTTACAAGCTCACGAACATCAGACACCATAACATCCAAATAGGTCTTGCTCTCTACTGGGTAGAAGTATAGCTTATGTCGCAAGGTAAAGTCTTGGAGCAAAGACGGGGTATTGTTATCTGCTATACGCCGCTTAATCTCATGCTTCCCAAACACTTCTTGCTCTTTGGCTATAATCGTTTGAGCCAAGTGGTCGGTAGTTTGTTCTGGGCTCTTCATGGATACTTCGTCTATAAAGTGGATCTGAGATGGAAGACCCTTAGGATGCCAGACGTAACCAAACAAGCACACCGAGTTATCTGTCCATCCTTGATCGAGCCCTTCATACTTAAACCAGTATTTAAAGTTATCATCTGGCGCCAGATCATGCTCAAATTCTGGTTTCCATTCTGGGCACAACTGAAAGTCGGTATCAATGACAAACTCGCAGAAAAACTCTCTGCGCACCTTATGGGACATGATCCCACCGAGGTCCTTGATAAACTTCTCTTGGATATCAAGTGCGTAGTGGCTGTCTCGGATCGTGAGTTTCATATATGCGCCTTCAAGTTCTGCCTGGTCGCAGTAGGTCTTGAAAGCATGATCCGGTGTCACTGGCGGTGTGGACATAAGAAGCATGTTACCGTTGCGGGGTAAAAGCGTCGATACCAATGCTCCATCTACGATCTCGTCAAGATTAGCACTGAAACCCGCTTCATCCAGTATGATAAGATCGAAGGCGAACGACCGTAGGTTGTTGTAAGACGTTCCCACACCTTTACCTACGCCCCTGAAAAGAATCTTAGACCCATTAGCGAATACGATCTGGGTCTTTCTTAGCTTCGGCTTCAGTTCTTCTGGACATGTCGCGAAGGCCACGTCATAGAGTTGTCTTACGTATTCTTGCACGTCATCGATCGTGGGCGCTATGAACGCCACCAACGATTTAGGCTTCTGGATGCACACCTCGGCCGCTAAAAACATCCCGAGGACGCTCTTCCCGATCTTGCGGCTGCAGTTCACCACGAACTTCGAATTCGCGGCGGCCGATAGCTTCCATCGGTCGTATATCTTCCGCTGAGAAGGGTTTAGGTGAACGTACAGCCGCCCTACCTGCCAGGATGCCTCTATAGCTTTTTCCTGGTCAGTCTGGCCCATTTAGGCTTTAGGAATCCCAGTGTCTAGCGTTTCGGCCACGACTGCCTTAGCTTCTTCAACGTTTACAGAGCTGTCAAGCTGCTTCTTAAGCGTCTCAGCGCGCACCTTGAAATCATTATGCTGGAACGCAAGGAAGTTGATTACCTCGGCTATTTTCATCCCCATGTGACCGGGATACGTCGCCTGTGCGATATAATCATGCGCGCGGGCAAAGAGGTCGCGAACGGCTTCGACATCCTGTAACTGGCGCTTCCGTGCGTCTAACTCAACTGTAGGCTTAATGTCTTCACTCATTTGAATCCCCCGATGTTTATTTTATACCCGTTAGGGTACAATTGATTTACTCTACGGCTAAAATGTCTATCCTGGACATCCTTTTATGAGGACAAGCGAACTTTATACCCTATTGGGGCTAATCCCCACCCACACTCACAACTAAATTGTTGACTTGGGTCCTGTTTGCTCAGTTGGCGCCTGCACATCGGACACGTCATAGATGCAGTCATTGATGCCCTCACTCTGACGCCCATCCTCGCACCAGTAATACGGCGTGCCCTTATAAAGCTTGTGCCCCATGATCTCTTGTCTGCATGTCACGCACGTACGGCCATTGAAATACCCTACCCCACTAGGATTGAACATGCTCAACACAATCGAGCCTGTCTCGTCTAGCTCTCTAATCGGACACCCATCCTCTCGAGCCTTAACAGGCGTCTTGTTGCACCATTTACAGCGGAGGAGCATGACTGTCTCATGAGGATTGTCCCCAGTCTCAGTGGAGCGTCCTGGCATGTCTTGGAAATCATGGCCTAACATACATCCCCCGATCACCTATCTTAAAACTCTCTAGTCATGGCATCACCTACAGCGGCAAGCCACAATCCCCACACGCTATCAGGCTCGTAGAACGCCATCCTACTCGCTCGCCTTCCATCCCTTACGGCCATACTTCATGACATAATAAGCGGCTGCAGCATAGAACACCACCTGCATTGCCATCCCCACGAGCTGTGACACTACCGAAAGAGCTATCATAATCAACATTATCTTGTGTCTCCCTTCCCCGGGTTGTTCATGACATGTTCTACAAATCTGTTCTGCACCTGGAGAACGATTCTCCCATCACGCGCCAGACGCGCTACGTTCGCCCGTACTGCATCATTATCACGTGGGTC